CACGGTGTCAATAACATTGATGACATCTTCAGTAAGCTGCGGTACATGATCATAGGTCTGGACTGTAAGTGGATTGTTGTTGATCACCTCCACATGTTAGTGCTATCTACATTGGAGAATGATGAGCGCAAAGCTATTGATGGGATTATGCACCGACTCAGAACACTGGTAGAAGAGACAGGCTGTGGCATGATACTGGTCTCTCACTTGCGTAGAGTTGAGGGTAACCGTGGACACGAGAACGGTATTGAGACAGGGCTATCACACCTCAGAGGTTCTCAGAGTATCGCCCAGCTATCCGACTGCGTGATATCTTTGGAGCGCAATCAGCAATCAGAGGATGCCATCGAAGCGTCCACCACAAAGGTCAGGGTGTTGAAGTCTAGATATACTGGCGATGTGGGGGTAGCATGTAGCTTAATGTATGAGCAGGATTCGGGACGGCTACGAGAGATGATGCTTGAAGACCCTGACGAATTGACTGCGGAGATAGAACTATGATAAAGGGCTTTGAAAAGCATATAGATAAGACACTTTTTAGGCCAGAAGGCGCTAAGGCTTGGGCGTGGTACACAGAACTTGGTATGTCTCTGGCTGTAGAGTTTGATGCTGTTCAGGAGTACTATGAAACCATGCTAAAAGATGAGCGGAGTAATAACCATGAGTAATTTAATATTTGATATAGAAGCTAACGGCCTTGAGCCTGATAAAATATTCTGTATTGTTGCACAAGACGTAGACACAAAGGATGTGTTTACGTTTGACAACACACAGCTAGACGAAGGCTATGCAATGTTGCAGTCAGCCGACAAGCTGATAGGACATAATATTATTGGCTATGATATTCCTGTTGTAGAAAGGATAGCGGGGCTTGATCTTACAAATAAAAAGATAGTAGATACCCTTGTACTCTCCCGCTTGTTCAAGCCTACCCGCGAGGGAAACCACGGGCTTGAGGGCTGGGGCTACCGTCTGGGATTTACGAAGGGTGACTTTGGAGAGCAAGAGGACGCATGGGAATGCTACACGCCAGAGATGTTGGAGTACTGTAAGCGTGATGTGCTTCTGAACCGCAAAGTTTATGATGCTTTGAAGATTGAGAGCCGTGGGTTCTCGCCCGCTTCAGTAAAGATTGAACACGCAGTAGCGGGCATTATTGATCAGCAAAGAACTAACGGGTTCTTGTTAGACGTTGAAAAAGTAATGAGCCTTATGGCTATGTTTGAAACTAAGCTGCATGATCTGGAGCAGGAGGTTCAAGAAGAGTTCAAGCCGACTGTAACTATTCAGGTACTGACACCTAAGTTTACAGCAGCCGGAGCATTAGCTAAGACAGCGACAGACCAACATGGGAATGGAACCCGCCTGACAGAAGAAGAATACGATAAGTTAAAGATACACCAGAACCCAAAACCAATTGAGCGCAGAACCGAAACGCCTTTTAACTTAGGTTCAAGAAAACAAATAGGCGAGTACCTGATTAACTTTGGCTGGAAGCCGAACAAACACACACCAACAGGTCAGCCCATAGTTGACGAAGCTACGCTGAATAGAGTTAAAGGCATACCACAAGCTGCTATGATCGCTAAGTACTTGATGTTGCAGAAGCGTTTGGCTCAGACTAAAAGCTGGATCAAAGAACTAAACGATTCTACTGGTAGGGTACATGGCTATGTTAATCCTAACGGCGCGGTGACATCTAGAATGACGCACTCGCATCCTAACATGGCTCAAATCCCAAGCAGCGCCTCACCGTATGGTGAAGACTGTAGGTCTTGTTGGACAGTGCCGCAGGGCTACAAGCTGGTAGGTATTGATGCTTCAGGGTTAGAGTTGCGAATGTTAGCACACTATTTAAATGACGAGGGCTACACTAATGAAATCCTTAACGGAGATATACACACCGCTAATCAAAAACTTGCTGGACTTGAATCAAGAAGTCAGGCTAAAACTTTCATCTATGCCCTCCTATACGGAGCCGGAGATGCGAAACTTGGATCAGTGGCTGGAAGAGGCAGAGAAGCTGGCAAAGGACTTAGACAACGCTTCTTTGATAATCTCCCATCATTTAAATCTCTTACGGATAGAGTACAAAGAGAAGCAAAGGGTGGATACATTAAAGCATTAGATGGACGGAGGCTTACAGTACGCTCTGAACACGCAGCGTTAAATACATTGCTGCAAGGTGCAGGTGCAATTGTAATGAAGCAGGCGTTGATATTCTTAGACGCTGACATTAAACGTAAAGGCTATGACGCTAAGTTTGTAGCTAACGTACACGATGAATGGCAGATAGAGTGTAGCGATGATGATGCCGATGCCGTAGGTAAAGCAGGTGTTGAAGCTATTGTAGAAGCCGGACGTGTACTAAATCTTAACTGTCCTTTGGACGGAGACTATCAAGTCGGGGAGAATTGGAGTGAAACACATTAAAAACTGTATAGAGTGTGGCGTTGAGTTAGATGTATCTACTAACTGGTATCCTTCTTTTGTACCGAAGCATCACTACAAATGTACAACATGTTACGACAAGCAGCGCATAAAGAATCACGTTGTTGCTGGTACTGCTGGGCCTAAGACTATAGCCAGACATCTTGGATACACTACAAACGAGAAGTACGCTTCTGTTGTAGGGGGATACGTGTACATCATATCTAATCCTGCGTGGGACGGTTGGAAGAAAGTGGGCATGGCTATTGATGCCTATGACAGGTGTAGCGCCTTTCAAACTTCTTCTCCTTTTCGTGATTATAAAGTAGAATACTGCAAACACTTTGAAAATCGAAGAGGAGCAGAGGGAGTCGTTCATCTAAGATTAGATGAAGAAGGCATAGAGGGGGTAGGAGAGTGGTTCAAGGCTTCTACTAAACAAATAAAACAAATTATACAATCAGTTAAAGGTGAATACGATGAATCTATCAACAGTAGTTCCTGATATATATCAAAAGCTAGAGATGCTCTCTGAAGGAGAAGCCCTCCCGCTGACCGAAGAAGATATTGACAGTACTGTTGCGGCCATGAGAGAGGCTCTTGTTTCTTGGGCAACGCCCCGCAAAAGAGATACTAACTTTACTGTCCGTATGTCCAACGTAGGTAAACCCTCCCGCCAGTTGTGGTATGAGAAACGCGATCCCGCTGGTCGTGGTGGCGCTGATGGAGCGACACAGATAAAGTTTCTATACGGCCATCTTCTTGAAGAGATCGTTCTGATGTTAGTACGCATGGCTGGACATAAAGTTACGGACGAACAGAAGGAGGTGACTGTTCAGGGCGTTGTCGGCCACATGGATTGTAAAATAAATGGTCAGGTAGTAGACGTTAAGACCGCCTCGCGCTTTGCATTCAATAAGTTTCGTGATGGTAGACTTGCACAGGACGATCCTTTCGGATACTTGGGGCAGCTTGCTGGTTACGAGAAGGCAGAGGGCACAGAGGGTGGCGGGTTCTTAGTGCTAAATAAAGAGAGCGGGGAGTTGTGTATGTACATCCCCGATGATCTTGATAAACCCAACATAGACACTAAGATAACTGACCTGCTGCCTGCCCTTGAGCTTGACACAGCACCAGAGCTTTGTTACTCTCCAATACCTGATGGAAAGAAAGGCAATATGAAACTTCCAAAGGGTTGTAACTGGTGTAAATACAAACATGACTGTCATAAAGATGCTAATGACGGGCAGGGTCTTAGAACTTTTAAGTATTCTAACGGCCTAACGTACCTCACTAAAGTTGTGGTTGAACCTAAAGTAGAAGAATATTTATGAATAATAAACAAGCTAAACGAATACGCAGACACGCTTCAACGCTGTTGGTCGGTTGGTTGCGTTCTCTCCTCACTGAAGAAGAGGGCGCGAAGATCAACATAAAGAACTACGCTGATCACATGCCAGAGCAGACCCACATTTACGCTAACCGTAGAATGCTGTTGAATGCTTATCATCCTAAGTGGATAACTAAGAAGATTAATCAGCTTCTTAGGATTTATCCGCACTTAAAGGTAGAAGACGTAGACTTGGAGCTGGTTCAATGGAAAGCAAACAAACGACAGGCATAGAGATAGAGGCCATGATAATTGCTGTAGGAAGTTTTCTTTATAATACGGACAATTCTATTTGTGATATTGATTCAGAGTTTCTTAGCAACTTAAATCTTTTAGTGTCTACAGAACTAGAAAAAAGAAAGGCAGAACTACATTGAATAAGATAAAAAGGGGCTTTAGGAAAGCACGAGTCAAACGCCCAGTAGAAAAAAATGTTGTAGCAGGATATGATTCTAACTGGGAGTACGAACTACACAGCGGGATACTAGACGGTTGGAATTTTCACACTCAGAAAGTTCCATACACCGTTGACCACAACTACCACCCAGATTTTCTAAAAGAGATTGACGGTAAAAAGATTTTATTAGAAGCAAAGGGAAGGTTTTGGGACTACGCTGAGTTCAGCAAATACATCTGGATAAACAAGGCACTGCCTGAAGACACTGAGTTGGTGTTCCTGTTTGCTAATCCAAGCGCCCCTATGCCGCAAGCCAAAAGACGCAAGGATGGTACTAAAAGAAGTCACGGTGAGTGGGCAAGCGCCAACGGTTTTACATGGTATAGTGAGGATAGCATTCCTGATGGTTGGATCAATGTCAAAAAGAGAGAAACTTTCGACTGATGTTAGCCGCAAAGATGCAAGGCGAGACAGGTTTGAAAGGAAAAAGAAATTTAAACAACGTAAACGCGAGGTAAAGTATGGCAAGGTTAAATGATGCTACGCCTTCCGAATGGAACGCGGCTAGAGATATGCTAAAGAAAAATCAAGACGCTATTTATCAAGAGCGTGAAGCTACTAAACAAAAGACAGGCTTGGAGGCTTGGATGCACGCAGCACACGATGAAGGCTCAGAGCTTTGGGAAGATGAGCTTGACGCAGTAAACAAACCCACCCACTACAACACAGGCAATATAGAGTGCATTGAAGCTATTGAAGAGTCTATGTCTAGTGTTGCATTCAAGGGCTACCTCAAGGGTAACTGCCTGAAGTATCTGTGGCGTTATGACTACAAAGGC